CTGACTCGCATGATTCCGATGTCAGAGATACCTGCAACACCTAGAGGGCTGTCTAGTCGCTTGTAGATTCGGCTGGACTGAATGACACAAGCCTGAGTTACAGCGATTGGGACTGCTGACCAACCCCAAGTTCCTGTGACCTGCACAGTTGCTTCACCTTCCCATTGGGTAAAGAGGTAATCGCCAACTGCTCGGATGTGAGTGTAAGAGGTGGGCAATCCGTCAACTCTGCCGTTTAGTGGTTCGAGCTGGTAATCGTTAGCAGTCCAAGTTTGGTCAAAGCTACCATCATCGTCTGACTTTGTTTTTAGTTCGGTCAGGCTGATTAGATCGTCAATCTCGGTGATGAGGTAATCGTTAGGGGTAAAGACTCTAGTTGCAGTTCCAGTAGCAGAGAAACTGCGGTTAGTGTATCCGTCAATAGCTCTAGAGCCTGACTCAATAGCCATCTCTAGCAGAGTGTCATCTACGCTGTCTGTGATTCTTAGTGCTGCCTTGACTTGAGTTAGTGAGGCATAGCCTTGGGTAATTGCCATAATGTTCTCTATTCTATCGTCTGAAAAGCATACGCTCTTTGATGGCTGTGGAGCTTATTCCTCTTGTGTAAGGAATATAAATAAGGGCAATGCCTCTAGCGTCTAACCAATCCTGGTCAAAGTTCATCTGCTTGTGGTAATCCTTGACAGCCCAATCCGAGCCTATTGCAATTATGTCAGGCATCACGCTATTGATTGCTTGAGTGCTATCTGGCCCACCTGAGTTAGTTATGACCTCGGCAACATACCGACACGATCTAAGCACCTCACGCCTGTCGCTAAAGCTTAGGACTGGTGGCTTGCCTTTGTATTCCTCAATAAACTCATCGGTGTTTAGGGATACAACCACATCCCCTAACTCGGCACAGCGTTGCAAGAATCTAACATGACCTGCGTGGAATAGGTCAAAAGTTCCACCTGTATAAACTAAGTTCATTCCCAGCCGTTCTCTCGTCTTATGTCTAATGAATAAACACCTGCGCTGTAATCGTTACTGGCAATCTTAGCCTCATACAATCTTTGATTGGCAAAGAAGGTCTTATTGTTCTTATCTTGATACCCAGCCTTGATGGTTGAGCTATTGTCATGGATTAGGTTAAGGTCAAGTCTGCGAACATTTACCCCAACAAACTCTGCTCGCCTCATGTAGTCATTGTCCTCGAAGTAAGCCGGAAAGAATCCACACTCATCAAATAAACCTAAATCGCTGACAGCTTCGTCACCCAAAGCAAAGGCTTGCCAAAAGGGTGCTGAGGCTGTGAGGGTTATCTCATCTCTCTTGGCCTCTGCCAACTTAGCTAAAGCACCAGGGGCAAAGACAACATCGTTGCTGGCTATAAAGAATCGGTGAGAGTAAGGGAAAGACTTGATGCCTAAGTTCCAAGAGCCAGCAACACCTAGATTGGCTGGCATCGGTAAGTGTGTGACTTTTGCAAAGTTATCTCCGAGCCTTAGCTCTAATGGCTCTGCCATAACTGAAGCACCATTGTCAATAACTAGCAGATGGTCAACTGGGACATCCACGCTGTCGAGCATCCTTTGGAGCAGGTCATAGCGGTTTAGGACTGGGACAATTAAGTTCTCAAGCATTAGGCCGCTTCCTATACCACTCGCTAGGTAGCAACTCTAGTCCAAACCAATCGGGCAGGTGAGATAGGTCGGGTAACTCGGTAAAGCTGTGGCCCTCTATGTTATGTCCATAAGTCCAACAGTCAGCCAAGCGTTGCTCAAGTCCTGGTCGGTTGTATTCTTGGTGGGCAAAGCCCTTGACCTTTCGGATCAAGTACTCTAAGTCACCCATTGAAGTCAGGTGGAATCCGCCGTTGATTATTGGGTAAGACTCTCTAGCCCATCTCATAGCGTCGACATTCTGACCCTTGAAGTATTGCCACTCACCTGTTAGCCCTGTCACCTCGTCAAAGTGATACCAGCGTAGGCTCATGTGGTACTTAGGCATACGCCAAGCGTGGACAGTAGGTTCGAGCTTGTCTATGTCCCAGAACTCATCAGCATCGAACAGGCAGACTGTATCGGTGTCAGCAAGTCCCAAGCTCTCAAGAGCTAGTCCGACATTACGCCTCTGGTGGTAGTCATTGTCCCAAGCGTTGCTTGAGCCTAAGCTCTGAATCTTTACATAGTGAATCTTAGGCAGCCACTTAGTAAAGGCATCAAGGTTCTGATCAAATAGATAAGGCTTTGGTTGCCCTGCATAGTGCTTATCAGACTCGACAATAACAAACTGGTCAGCCGGTAAGACTTCAAGTCTTGCTCGAACTAGGTCAATCTCTCCACCAAAGGTGATAGCGTCAATCAGCATTTAGTACCAAGTCCCTTTGTATTTAGCTATGTAATCATTCTCTAGCACTAGGTTTATCCTGCCATGTCTTTCAACTTGTCTTGTTGCATTGGCATCGGTCAGGTCGGGAAACAGCACCATCGGTTCACCAGCCACCTCGACATAACGCTTGTGCCAAGAAATCTCTTTATCTATGGCATCTCGTTTATCGCTGACTACTGGAACGCCTATCTGCTTAATGACGGAACGCTCATAGACACCTGCGTAACAGCCAAAGAAATAAGGATCAGCGGTTATGGCAACTGAGCCAGTAGTGGCATTAAGTAAGTCCCAGAAGGCTTCATCCTTGATTAGCCAAGAGTCTTGCAGAAATAAGAACCTATCGGCACTGGTGTTATCCATAACCCAGCCAATTTTGGCAAGCTCAAAGCCAAAGCTAACAACAGCAATGTGGTCACGCTTGATTGAGGCCGAGCAGTCTGCGAGCCAGCTTTCCCTGCCTAGCGATGAGCCAATTACTACTAGGTCTATTTGAGAAGCTTCTTGAGTATTGGTAGCCAATGCTCATCCCAAACCTTTTCAACATCAAACTTGCTGGCAAAGTCTATGGCTACTTGTGATGGGCCACGCTCGGCCTTGTAAGCTTCCTCAAGAGCATTGACCAGGCTAGATACATTCGGAGTCATCCACCAAGCGTCTTGACCTGCATCCCAGCTAAGTTGACCATCGGTTAGCCAAGAGTCCTCGCTGATTAGGTCAGGTGTTGCTGCCCAGTTCGAGCCGATAATTCTCGTTCCACAGCTCATGGCTTCTATGACGGGAACCCCAAAGCCTTCTCCCAAGCTGGGTGCGAGTAAGACATCCATCCTAGTGTAGAGTGCGGCTAAGTCTGGCTGAGATAATCCAAAGCGGTAATCGTTAGGATTTGGAAAGATTACTTGATCCTTCTTGATGCCAACCGAGTCAAGGATGTTTAGCAAGTTCCAGCCACCAGCCTGTCCTACTGCGTCTGTGTGTAGATAGATAACTGCATCAGGATGAGTTTTGGCAAAGAGGCTAAAGGCAAGGATAAGTTCTCCAAAGGCTTTCCGGTGAACTAGACCCGATGCCTTGTTAGCGGCAACAACTCCAACAACAAAGGTGTCAGGCTCTAATCCCATGTAGGCATTTATTTCGTGCTTGCCTATTTTCGTTGTTGGCTTGTAAATTGAGGTGTCTATTGCGTGAGGTGCGTACTCACACTCAATACCCTTTTCAGTTAGCTGTCTAACTCCATGAGGTGACATTGCTATTGGGGTTACATTGTCTTTGCGTAGAAAACTCTCAACGCCTCTGGGCAGAGTCACATGGTCGAGAGGTGTCCAAGCTGCTATTGGAAAGTCATCGTATCCCTTAGCCTTCATTACCCAAACATCGTAGAGGCTAATAAACAGATTAGGTTTCTTGTGTTGCGAGATAAAGGTTTGATGATCTATTGGGCCAGAGTCATTTGAGTAGAGGTCTATTCCTCTTGGGTAGTGTGGCACTTGACCATAAGGGGTTTTGATTGTGCTTGGGATTCCCTCTAGTCCGTAGTTGGACAGCATGGCAACATCAAGACCTGAACGCTTCAATCGGTCAACAAGCATGGTGGCCTGTTGTCCGTATCCGGTTGGTGAGTTGTAGCTATTAGACCAGACGCTTACTGCGCCGTTTAGTTTTTCTTTATTCGTAGGCATAGTTCATAATAGCAAAAAAAGGCAGGGAACACAGTCCTACGCTCTGTGTTCCCCGCCAGCTTTTTACTTCAGGGTGTTACTAGACTCCCTGGAAGAAGCCGATGTGGCTTGCGTGCGTTAATCCACCGTCAAGTCTAATTAGACCTCTGTAAGTGATTGTGTCTGTGTTGAAAGCGAAGTCGGCTGACTGGTCAACACGGATTCCACCAGCGACCCTTACGACAAAGCTTGGCAAATGTCCAAAAAGCACGGATTTTGCCGCTGAGCCAACTGACGCAATCGCGGGGTTTTCATATACTGGGTAGCCAAGCAAGGTTGCTGGCTGTCCTGGTACTGCTGAGTTAGTCCAGATGTATGCACCCGAACCATCCTTTAGCTTGCGGGCTGCTGCGATACCTGACTTGCTCATCTGGAAACCTAGACCTGGCAATACTCTTGCGCCGTCTGCGATTCCATAAACAAGGTCAATTAGGTTCTCGTAAGTTGCTGCTGTTGCAGTTCCTCTAACAACCGATCCTGCGGCAGCAGAAAGCTTAGAAGTTAGAACGGAGTTAGCCTGCAGACCCAATGACGTTCCGAGGTTTTGAGCAATATACTGGGTGATGTTAAATCCGGCATCTGTTACTAGTTCCTGAGCTACCTGTACAAGTGCGCCGTACTTCTCAGCACCAAGAGTGATGGATGAGAATGTTGGGTTGGACTCGGAGATAGTTCCAGCGGCTGCCACTGATCCAGCGGATGAGGTTGCAGTTACTGTTGGGATTACTAGGTTCTCGCCAGAGGTGGT